TAGTTAATATTTTAAAAATACCTATTTATGAATATGGAATTACCATTATACATGTTGGACATATCAGAAGATTTACAGGATGATTCTGAAGTAAGTTTTGTAGCATTAGTTGACAAACCTGCAATTAGAAAGAATTGGAATGCATTTAAAGATGCACAGAAGTTTCAAATTGTTAGTGAAGATAAGCACATTATTAGTGGCTGCCTTATGTTAGCTGATACCCCTATATATCGTAGGGATGAAACTTATGGTGAATACTATGTTTCATTTTCTAAGGATACTATTGTTAAGATTGCACAGAAGTTTTTCAAGAAAGGGTATCAATCTAATATAAACTTAGAGCATAGCCCATCAATGCAAGTGCAAGGGGTTACAATGTTTGAAAGTTTTATTAGTGATGCATCAAGGGGTATTGCACCTATGAAAGGATTTGAAGATGCACCTGAAGGTAGTTGGTTTGGTTCTATGTATGTAGAAAATAAAAAAATATGGGATGAAGTAAAGAATGGCACATTCAATGGTTTTTCTATTGAAGGCATATTTAACTACAAACCAAAAATGACACAAGAAGAAATGATGATGGCTGAAATCAAAAAAATATTGCAGTCAGTTCAATTCTAAGTGATAAACTAAGTAATTAATTCACATTTAAAATAAAATACAATGAATCCAAAAGATGCATTATTAAAAATTAGGGCTTTATTTGAGGATATGCCACAAGAACCTGTAGTTGCTGCTGCACCTACTGAAGTACCTGCACCTGCAGAAACTAAAGTTCAAATGGCTGAATATTCTTTAGTAGATGGAACTAAGGTTATGATTTCTGCATTAGAAATCGGTGGCAAAGTAGAAATGGCAGATGGTACACCTGCACCAATGGGCGAACATCAATTAGCAGATGGTACTTCAATTCAGTTAGATGAAGCAGGTATTATCATTGAAATATCTTCACCAAAAGAAGATGTTATTGTTGAAGAACCTGTTGCACCTGCAGCACCTGCAGAACCTGCACAAGATGTTACTGCAATGGTAGCTGAAGTAGAAAATAAATTTAATGCTCAAAAAGAGCAATTAGAAAAAAAGATTTCTGATTTAGAAGATAAAGTTAAACAAGGATTTGCACAAGTAGCTGAATTAGTTGAAGCACTTTCAAATGTACCAAGTACTGAACCTACACAGAAATCAAAGAATGCTTTTTCATCTTACATATCAACAAATGATATTAAAGAAGAAAGAATAGCAAAATATAGAAACGCAATTTTAAACAAATAAAAATTAATAAACATGTCATTTAATGTATCTGCATTAAGCAACTATACTAAAGAAAACGAAGCACTTTTGGTGACTTCAAGTGTATTAGGTGCAAAGACTGCTGCTTTGATTCAAAGTGCAGGAAATGTTATGGTAGGTGTTAAATCTGCTGAAACAATCAATATCATGGACACAGATGCCGTTTTTCAAGCAGGTGGTACTTGCGGTTGGAACGCATCAGGTGCAACTACTTTTTCACAAAGAGCAGTAACCATTGGTAAAATTAAAGTACAAGAATCTTTATGCCCTAAAGCATTAGAAGCTAAGTATTTACAAAAGGCTTTACCTACAGGTTCTACTTATGATTCAATCCCTTTTGAAGAAGAATATTCTAAGAAGAAAGCTGCAACTATTGCTGCCCAATTAGAAACTGCTTTATGGCAAGGTGATACTGATAGTGTAAATGTTAACTTAAACAAGTTTGATGGTTTTGTTAAGTTGATTGGTGCTGCTTCAGGTGTTGTTGCTGCAAATGCTTCTACTTACATTTCAGGTGCACCTTTATCTTCAATTACTGCTGCTAATGTAGTTAGTATTTTTGATGGTGTTTACAAGGCAATCCCTTCTAAGATTGTAGCTGCTGATGATGTAGTTATAGTTTGTGGTGATGATGTATTTAGAACTTACACTATTGCATTGAAAAATGCTAATATGTTCAACTATACATTTGATGGTAAGGCTAATGGTGAATTAGTTTTAGCAGGTACTACTATCAAAATTGTAGCTTTACAAGGTTTGAACGGAACTAATAAGGTATATGCAATGAGAACATCAAATATGTTCTTAGGTACAGACTTATTGAATGAGCAAGAAAAATTTGAAATCTTCTTTGCTAAAGAAGCTGATGAAGTAAGATTTGCTGCTGAATTCAAAATGGGTGTGAATGTTGCATTCCCTGATGAAATCGTTAAGTTCATCTTAGCATAATTAATAGGTGGGGTGAAATATCCCCACCATTTTTAAATAATATAAAAAAATAAACATCATGGCATGTGCATTAACACAAGGATATACATTAGATTGTAAGGATTCCTTAGGTGGTATAACAGAAGTTTATTTTATGGCTTTTCAAGATGTTGCAAGTACAACTGAAGCAAGTGGTGTTATTACTGCTTTGACTAAGGATACAGGCAAAAGATTCTATAAATATGAATTAACCAAAGGTACTTCTGTATTGACTGAAAATGTTAATAGCAATGTACAAAATGGTACTTTATATTATACACCTGAATTGACTATAATTTTAAACAAATTACAAGCGAATACAAGAAATGAAATCTTGTTATTAGCTAAGAATTTACTTGTTGCAGTTGCTAAAGATAACAATGGTAAATATTGGTATCTTGGTAAAACAAGGGGTATTGACCTTACTGCAGGTAGTGCTACAAGTGGTACTGCTGATGCAGATAGAAGTGGATATACTTTAACTTTTGCAGGTTCTGAACCTGAATTAGCACCTGAAGTAAATAGTGCAGTAGCTGCTGCCTTAACAACTGCAGGTTAATAGTTTGTAGTTTTTCATAGTTGTGAACCCCTATCCTTAAAAAGATGGGGGTTTTTTATTATATGTTATTTGATATAAATATTCGTATTTATTCGTATTTATACGCAAAAGGATATAATTAAAACATCCACCATAATGTGTCTTAAATGACACTAATGTTGGCAATATGAGTCATTAATTGCACTTTATGATGTGCATTTGTCCTTTATATTACCCATTGAGTAAAATTACTCATTGCATTGAGTAAAGTAAAATAGTAAAGTTATTGTTTTACTTTAGCACCCATAAAGTAAAATAATAGCTTGACTTTATAATTTAGGTACAACAACTTATTATAATGTTCACTTTTTTAGTATGTTCATGGTTCGTGAACACTTTAAAATAATGAACATTTGCGTAGTATGACTACCAAGATTTAACAGATTTTGTCACATATATATATAAATCAGTGACATATCTGCCCTAATTTTAGTACAACAATTAACAGAATTATCCATTACTATTTTACATATTGTGGCAAAATTGCATGGATTATTCGGAAAATTCATGCAGATAAAAGGTTTTGCAAACATTCACATATTCCCTATTTATAATTGATGATACATTTAACTAAAGGTCAGACAGATAGCATAATATTGACATTAACTGAAAAGCAGTTATTGACCAATCCTAACTACCTTTTTGTGTTTACTAATAGAAGTAGCAATTTACAGGTTAAGTTTGTACAATTAAATGCTGCAGATATTAGTTTGTACAAGGATAGGTACAGTGAATTTAGCATAGTTACCAATACATATTTTGGTAGTAGCTTAAATGGGCAGTATGTCTATAGTATATATGAACAAGCAAGTACTTCTAATACTAACCCTGCAGGATTAAATTTATTAGAAACAGGCATATTGGAATTGGATGGCACAGGCATTTCATATACACAATATTCTACAACTGATACATATAAAATTAGACAATGATAGATTTAAAAGTTTTTGAATTCGCTGAAGCAAAGCAACCTAAATTCCAAGAAAAGAAGGGTGCTGATGGTGGCTATATAAAATATGGTGAAAATAATGATTACCCTGAATACTTAGTTGAACTTTATAATAAGTCACCTAAGCATGGTGCTATTATTAAAAGCAAGGTACATTATATTACAGGTAATGGTTGGATAGGTGGTGAAGATGCTGCACAATTTATTGATAAGGCAAACAGAATTGAAAGTTTAGATGATGTTACAAGAAAGGTGACATTGGATATTGAACTATTTGGGGGTGCTTATATTGAAGTGATTTGGTCTATAACAGGGCAGATTGCTGAACTATGGCATTGTGATTATGTAAAGATTAGAACTAATAAGGACAATACACAATATTGGTATTCAGAAAATTGGAAAGATACAAAGATTAAACCTGAAGTTGTAGCTGCATTTAATCCTAAGATGCCTACAGGTAAGCAGATTCTTTATGTTAAGGAATACAGACCTAACATTGGCATTTATGCCCTGCCTTCATACTTTGCTGCCCTTAACTATATTGAAGCTGATATTGAGGTTTCTAAGCATGTTTTAGGTAATGC